CTGCTCATCCTGGCGGCCCTGGTTGGTGGTGATGTGGTTGACGATCGCGTGCGTCGCATCACCCACCGCACCAGCAGCCAACCACACAGTCGTGCTGGTCGGCGCGAACGACGATGACGTGACAGTGATCCCACTGTCCGGCGTCCACGTGGACGTGACGATGGTGTCGCCGGGCGCCAACGAAGGGGTCCAGTCGATCGTGTAATCCAGGGTGGCTGAAGGATCTTTCACGTCATACAAGATGGCCATCACATCAACGTCCGCACATATTGAACGCCCAGTTGGTTGAGCAAGTCTTCAAACGGGTCACCAGCGCTGCCAGTACGGTACGGTCCGACAGTCAACTCGAACGGTCCGACCAGGCCGCGCACCAGGGACATCCGGTCGGCCACCATCAGCACGATGGAACGCCAATCGGCGGCCTCATCCTCGGTCCAGCCGTGCGTGAACGTGATGACGATGCCCCGCATGTTGACCGACCAGCGCTGATGCGTCGACTTGACGACATTGCCGCCTTCATCCCATTGCAGCGTCGAAACGTCAAGCGGCACACCATCCTCCACCAAGGATTCGATGCTCTGCAACCTCTTGGTTGGCAACATGAGGGTCTGCCCACCAACACGTGTCCTGTGCAGACCGCCGCCGCTGGCATAATACGGTCCGCCATACAGGTTTCCGGCACCCACACCCCAGCCACCCCAACTGCGGCCGGACGGGGCAGACATGCCAGCGACAGTAGTTGCGCACCATCTGGTGCGCCGCACCCAGGACACGCTTGGTTTCGAAATCGTTGTGCGCTAGACGACCTTTGGTGTAGGACTCCAGGTCTAGCGGAGTGAGTTCAGCCATCAGGTGACCCCGGCCACTTCAAGATGTTTCAGCGTGGAAACTGCTTTCAGCCCAAAACCCTTGCGCGCCAGCATGAACACGCCGGGCGCCTGCGGATCGTCTTCTACGACCACCGCATCCATTCGCAGGCCTTTGGCGATGCGCCCCATGTCGCCCCAGGTGAAGCGCCAATAGTCGTTGGGGTAGGAATGACGCGGAAAACCGGGTGAACGGGTAGTCACCAACAGCAGGCCGCCCGGCCGCACCGCAGCGGCCATCTGCCGCATACAGGTACGCCAATTCTGGGCATGCTCAAGCATTTCGGTGGACACCACCACATCCCAAGCGTCCAAGCCCATTTCAATGGACAGCCGCTCGCAGTCGACGATCATGTCTACACCCGGTCCTTTCCGCATGTCGACGCCGACATAGGTGGTGGGTTGCAGCGACTGGAGGTAGGGGCGTACCGAACCGTTGACGTCGAACGAGCCGACCTCTAGCACGGCTTTGTTGGCGACGTCTTCGACGGCGATGACGCGCTTCACGAAGTCCATTACCGATGAATGCATGCAACACCCCTATCCCGTACCCACCAATGTGACTTCGCAGATGATCTTCGGTGTCAATTATTTCGACCGCAGACCCGTCTTTGATTTCATCCCAAAACCGTTTGATCTGAATGTCATCCACGTTTGACTGCCCAGGCAGGATGGGGGCGATGTCGTGAAAGGCTATCAGGCCGCCGCGCCTCACCAGTGGGCTGTACATCTCGTAGTCTTGGCGTACACCCTCGTAGGAGTGGTCACCGTCGATGAACAAGCAGTCGATGCGACGCTGACCCAGGCATTTTTTGAGTAGCGCAACAGTTTTCACGTCATGCGAATCGCCGACGATGAGTATTGCACCGTGATCCTGTTCGGGAGGGTTCACGTCGATTCCGAACACGACGGGTGCGATCCGTTTCCAGGCGTAAAGTGTTCCACCTGTGTGCACACCAATCTCCACGATCACCTGCGGGTCCAAAACGGTTAGCATACTAAGAAATTCGGCCAATTCTCTAGGTTTCTGTGTCGCGGTGACGATGGCGCCCTCCACGATCTGCCCTACAGGACGCTGCTGTACGCGATGCATCAGCTTGCTTTGTCAATCTCATTATGCGTGAACAACTCTAAGCGCTTCTCGCGCACAACCGCGTCGGCCTCTTTGATCGAATCGAAGATGAAAAACCTTGCCATTATGCTGTACACGCGCCATAAATCGTGAACCACTAGGATAAACCCCGCGCACACCCGTAGTGCTATTGCGTTGCGCGCCTTTGCGATTCTCACCGTTCTGCTTCTGAGTAGCAAAACGTAGATGACGTGGATGCGGATGCACACAAGGCGGATTATGACACGCATGATCAATCTTTGATTCACCAAGCTTCTCACCGGTTACCAGTTCATATGCGACCCGATGAGCAGCCTGCCTCTTGCCGCCAATGCTCACCCAACCATACCCATTTGAATCTTTATAAGCCATCCATATCCAGCACCCATCCGGCCCAGCCGACTTGTCGACCTTAGACCAAAATCGTTTACCATAATGCTCTACATCGACATACCGCCCACGTGTCGATAAGCCCTGCCGCTTAAAACGCTTTTGAACCGTCTGATTACTGACACCATATCTATCGGCCACTTGCTGCAATGAAAACCCTTGGCAGTACAGGTCATACATCTGTTGTGTAGTTTCTAGATCAGGACGACTCATAGAACGGAAGCATAACATGTTTCCCAGTCTTTCCAGCCGGTTTGTATCGTCCACTGCTCCGCGAGTTTCTTGGCGTTGACGCCCATCTCGGTTCGCATGGCTTCGTCGTTGATCAGTTCGTGCAGCCGTTTCGCCCATTCGTGCTCGTAGCGCACCAGCCACCCGGTGACGCCGTCGATCACGAAGTCCCGGTAGGGTGCCGTGTCGGATGCGATGACGGGAATGCCGAGCGCCGCATATTCCAGTGCCTTGATGTGGGATTTGGTTTCGGCGAACCGGGTGGACAGTAGCGGCGCGATGCCGATGTCGAAGTCGATCAGATTGTAATATTCCGTCGTCTTGAGGCACCACGGGGTGAACCTGATGGGGCGGCCGATCAGTCGCCGGAAGTCGGCGCCGATGAAATGGGCTTCCACGTCGTGATGGTCGAGTGTGCGCCGCAGACCATAAGCGCATTCCTTGATATCCTGCTGATGCGACATACTGCCAGCCCAGCCGATGGTCAACTTGTCCCGCCGGGGTCGCTCCAAGGTCAGCATCGACTCATCGATGCGGTTTTGCAGCACAACCACATTCGGATTGATCCTGCGTATGCGTTCCGCCAGCACCGGCGTCGATACGGTTACTAGGTCGGCGACCTCTAGGCAGTGGGAAATACTATCGTGCGCAAGAGGATTCGCATAATGCTGATGCATCGGATTGTGTGATTCGACTTCGAAGGGATCGTCGTCGAGTTCGTACACCAGTTTGGCGTCACGGGCCAGGTTGCGCCACCAATGGTGCACCAGGACAACTGCATTCATCTTGACACCATTATTGCCCTTGACAACCGACTGGCCACCGATGAGCTGACCCACGATCAGGTCGGCATCATCGGCGGTCACATCGGATTTGGCTAGCGTACAAGACGTTTCATGACCGTGACGCGCCAACTCGCCGAGTGGTTGGCGGACACGATAGTATCCGCCACCCTCCAGTTGACGCATGACACCTTTGATCCTCACTTGGAGGAACGCGGTGTGCGCCGTGGCCTCGGCTTCGGCTTCGATTCGGGTTCAACCAGTTTGACCGGTTCCGCCTCGAAAACCTCTACCTCGGGCTCGGGACGCACTGCATCCGGCAACTCTTCAACCCATTCCTTGTCTGGGAAGTGGGGCTCCCCGGGTGCCTCGCCACCCATGTCGCCGCCGCCGCCAATGACTGGTTCCGGTTTTTCCGGCTTCGGTTCCGGGTGGACGAAGGCATCCTTCTCCACCTCCGGCACTGAGGCGACGACTTCCTTGGCTTTCTCACCGACCGGCGTGGCCTGACCGCCAGCGATGTAACCCAACGCCCACACATCGTCGATGTCGACAACCTGGCCGCGTTGTACACCCAACGGGTCGTTGTGAAACGATCCTGCTATCGGGGATGACGCCCAGCGTATTTTCATGGCAATCCTTTCTACGCCAAACGTTCAGCCCCGCCAAACCGGTTGAGTCACAAGACTCAACACGATCCAGCGGGGCTGAACTCTTGAACGATCAGCTGGCTGCCGTCGCGTACAGCTTGATGGCCTGCGTGTCGCCCAGTTTCGCATCGGTACGGTAGATCGCGCGGAACGACACCAGGTCGTTGCCGAAGGCGAAGTCGTCGGACCGTTCAAACCGCAGCGGCGTTACGTCGCGGATGAAGTAGCCCTTGAAGTCGCCGAACGCGATCGGTGTCGTTGACACCCCAATCAGCGGCATGTGCGGATCGGGCAGGCATGGCCGTCCCAGGATGGTGTCGGGTTGCCCCGCCACCAACGCAGGCTGCCAGAGGTACTGACCCGTCGTGTCCTTCAGTTTGCGCACCTGCTTGATGGTGGCGTCGTGCATGATGAAGCATGCCCGTGGACGGTACTGCGGGATCACGCTGTGGTACAGCTCGATCAGCACGTCGGCGCCGACGAAAGCGCCGGAAGTTGGCAAACCAACCGTGCTGCCCGTAGTAGTGGTGGCCTGCACACCAATCGTGGTTCCACCCGATAGCACGGTGAACCCGAGCGGCTGAGTGGTGCCGGTGCCCGCCACGTACGCGGTATCGACGGCGATACCCAGGTTGCGACCCGCATGCTCGGCCATGAATCCGACGATGTCGAATCCGGTGTCCGCCAGCAACTCCGAACTAATCTGGAGCAGCTTGGCCACCTTGAACGCGCCGAGCGTAACACTCGACAGCGTCGGGTCGGATGCGGTCAACAGCGCATTCTCACCGGTCCACGTGGCGACACCTTCAGAAGTCGACCGCGGGATGGCAAGCTGTTCACCGGAGTTGGTGGTGAACACCGAAGGGTTGGCCTGTCGGATCGAAGACGTGTCGACTAGGTACCGGTAGAGCTGACCCACGAACGACGTGGGCAGTGGGGTAGTGGTGTCCAGCAAGGCACGACGTTCCACACCGTTCGGCAAAGCCAGTTCGTAGGAGCGAGTTTCGCCGCGCAGGAATGAACGCAGTTCGGTGTCTTCCTGTTCGGCCGTCTTCGTTCCGATGCCACCGGCACCGCCTGGGGGCGCATTCGGGTCAGGCTGCTTACCAGCCAGGTAGTCGACCTGGTCCTGGGTGTCCTTGGCGCGCTTCTCACCACTGAGAATGTCGGAAACCCTGCTGTCGATCGAATCGACCTCGGAATCCATTTGACGCCACTGGCGTTCCTCCTCGCCGGAGAAGACGCGGTTTTCCTCGGACGCACGATCGGCAAGCGACTTCATCTGATCCCAGACGGTCTTGCGCCGCTCCGTCATCCTATCAACGGTTGCGTTTGGCATAGCAGTTCCTTTCGAATTTTCCAAACGGGATGAAGGTGGCAGCGAAGCCTAGCCCTCGGACATTGTGCGGCAACCCGCACCAACAAATCGGGGAGGTGGAGCGCCATGCCCCTGTCTATGCCGACCTGTGAAAACCTGCAGAAATTCAGTCTACCTTGTATTGCGGATTCTTCTTCTTCAGCAACTCCATGCGCGCCGCAGCACCCAGCAATGGCTTGGTCGACTTCGCCCTACCACCGTCGATGTCGGTGCGAATGAAGAATGACCGCAGCTCATCGTTCTGGGCCTTCTCTGCGACATCCTCGAAAGGCGCCCCGACGGCACGCGCCAACGAGCGGAGCCCGACAGTTGCATCAGGATAGGCCGGGGTGGTGACGGGTGCCACGTCGATCAGCTTGCCGGAAATCAGCATGCGAATCGGATAGCCGGATTCGCCGGTGCGCCATTCGTCTTGGAACGTCTGGAAGGCGAACGAACTGTGCGCCAGGTCGCGACGCTGCACCATCTCCAAAGTGTCTTCACGGCAACGGGGAAGATCCACGTCATACTGCAAGCCGAGCTGATCCTTGTAGACCCGCAACGTGCCGGAACGTGTTGAACCCAAGAGAAAGTCGTCCCTGTGATTCCAGCGGCACGTCACGTCGGGGCAGTTTTGAGAGAGTGACTTGTTGAAGAACTCGGGTGTGACGACCTCTTTGAAACCACCCAGATCCAGTGAACGGCAATCGAACCGGGCAGCGTATCCGCCGATGGTTCGACTACCCTTTTCGGACGCCGAACGCAGCAAGACACCTTCGAAGCTCTTGTCCCAACCCGCGAACAGGCGCGTGTTGAAATGCTCGAACTCCGGCTGTGCACTGCGATGCCCAGTGCCATCCTCGCCTGCCATGTTCTTCAAGGCGTCAGGCGGGTCTTCGGTCAAGTCGTTGCGGAACAGGTTGAGCAGCGTGCGTGCCGCAGCCGCCCGCACCTCTGCGGTCACACCCGGCACCTGGCCGAGGCGTCCGGCAACGGCGAGCACACCGTTGCGGTTCACCTCGCCCGACGGTTCCTTGTACGGCTCCTGGTAACGATCCTTGGATGCGATGTCACCTTGCCCAGTGTCGATGAGACATGCAGACCGCCACTGCTGCGGGGTGTAGTCAGCGGGGTCGCCCTTCCACGGCGCGTCAGAAACGCTCATGTTTTAGTTTCCTTTCTTAGCAACAGGGTCAGACCCGTTGAGCATTCTGTCTCGCCAATCTGGCGACTTGGCAAGTAATTCCACTCGCGCCACCGGCCCGAATGTGGCGCTTCTACCATTCTTGACGGCAGGCTTGACGACATTGGTCTTGGTACCGACCTTGACGTTGGGCTCACTGTTCCAGCCGCCCAAACCGTTTGTTGCGTCGGAATTGTCGTCTTTCGTGTTGTTGGAGCCACCGTCCGTAGGGCGAGGTGGCTGCGGAACGATGGCCGGGTCCGCCGGTGCCTGACGCATGGGCGGTAGGTCACGGTTGGCACGAACCTCGTCAACCGCCATCCATCCGGGGGCGACATTGGAGCCGAGCGACATCTGGTCGACTTTGGCTCGGGTTTCTGCGTCGACCCGCAACATTTCGGCAGTGTCGAAACGCACGTAATATCCACGCGGGAAACAGTTCGACAGCGCAGCCTCAAGTTTCGTCACCCAGGGTTGTATCGAAAAGGTAAGGTAGTCAATGGTATTCATTTCAACCGTTGAATAGGTGAGTGATGCACCCGTTGAGCCGCCAATCTTTTCGGGCGGAATACCGTATATGACCGCAATCTGTGTCGCGGCAAGACGCATGGTGTTATGGGTGATCAACCCATTGGTGACATGAGTATGGGTGTCATCGACGGTGATTCCATAGGTGACCTGATCACCAGCGTCTTCCACTGCGACTACGCGCGTCCACCGTGGATCTGACCTGGCACCGACGTTTCGTTTAGCACCAACAAAATTTGCCAAACGACGTGCCTTCGCCGGATGCGCAAGATCGAGCAACCCTGCTAGCTTACTGAGATTGCCTGTGCCGCAAACCGTTAAATTCCAACTGGCCTGGCGATTACAGTCCTTACCAAGTACACGGTAACGACCCGCCTCTGTGTGTTGATGAATACTGGCCTTGATACCAAGCATTGCCAGTAGGTGCCAACAGTCCCGCAGAAGCCGTGGCGACACCGATGACCATGTCACGCTCGCATCGGCCACCGTACCGTCCGTGTCCAGATATCCAGCCAGAAAAGCTGCCCATGCCTTGTTACCGCCGCGCATAACCACTTGCGGCACATGCTTTTTTGCGGCATTCCTACCCAATACGCCGAATCCACGAAGTTCTCGACGAAGATCGGACCCGCACGGACCAACCGGACCACCAAGATTGATTCGGTAATCAGCGGCAGCCATTGCTGCCGTCCTATTGAGACACGCCCCATACCGACCCAGCCATTCATCCAACCGATCGACGATCGCTGGCTCAACGCTGGTGAATCCTAGCCCCGCCTTTTCAGGAAGATGACCATCACCGATCAAAGCACCTAGTGCCCAAGATGTTTCGATGTCAAGTTGATCGTCCGACTGACCTTGCCAGTCAAGTCCGATACGGACATAGTCTCCCGGCTGAAGATCAGCGGCGTGCATCCATCCCGAATTGCTGTCCAACGTGCCCTTGTACCGCTTACCTGCCGAGCGTGGACGCCGCGACGCAAGATACGGATGCCGTGGTGACGTCACCACTTCCCTACCACACGCCGTAACAACGCGCACCGTCGGTCCACTCGGCATCTGCACTGCGCTGCTCACGTTGCTTGAGACGAGCGCATCTCCATCCCAGGCAATCACCTCATCGCCTGCATGAATTTCATCGGCTCGGCGCTGCGTCCCATCTGCCATCGAAAACATGGTCGACCCGATAGCGCATTCGACGAACAACGCCTCATTCGGCTTGATGGCGATCGGATTGTAAACCCAGTCACTGCCGTAGACGAGGGGTTTGCGTGACTGCAACCGGGCAACCAGGCGGGAAGTGATCTGATCCGCATCTTTGTCGTCGAACGTCTTCTGCGTGTTCTGGAAGGTGCCCGGCGGGACACCACCGTTCGAATACCAGTTGGCGGCATACTCTTCGGCACCGATACCGACATTCATCGTCAGCTGGTATGCGCCGATGGGACTCAAACCGCGCACCCGCCACGGCATCGAAAACCACGGGATGTGAAGTATGTTCCGTGGGTCGAGCGGGCGCCCCCACCACCACCAGATCGGGTTGATGAAAGATCCTGGCCCCTCCAGTTTGCCGTCTTGTGTTGCAACCTGTTCCGGGTTGAGCCATTCCATCATGGTGGGAAAACCGTAGAAGTCGCGCCGGGTGATCAAACCAATGGCGTCACCCTGCAACGCCATCGACACGACCGCCCGATGAAGCCAATCGACGGTAGTGCCATGCACACTCGGGCTGTTGAACAGCGACGGTGTCGGCTGGCGTTTCGGAATCCCCTGACTGTCACGCTGCAAGAGCATGAGCGGAAAAGAAGATATCGTATCCGCAAGCAGCCGAGCCGCGCCGAACACCGGCACCAAGGATAACGCCCGGCCGACACTTGCATGCCCGTGCTGGTTGCTTGGTTCCGAATAGTCTGGCCAATAGCCATCGATGAAGCTGATTTGCCGCCACTCTTCGGCGGTCAGTTTCCCTCCGCGCTTCGCCTTTTCGACGGGTGTGCGCTTTTCGAACGGATTGAACCGCATGTCACGCGCTCGCAACCCAGGCCGAAATGGTGCCACCGACGATTGCGACGGTGACGTTGGCCCGCACAAAACGTACCGGGGTTAGCGTAGACGTGATCG